GATAAAAAACAGTTGTTTTATTGGTCTGAAAGAGAAGAAGATATAGCTATTGACCAAGAAGATACTCCTGTAAATAGATATGCTCTTGTAAGAAAAGATAACGGTAAACTATTAGGTATTCATTCTGATGATTATATTGTCAGACCTTATTCTGATTTATCAGAAAAAGTTAATAATGTAATACTTGATGCAATACCAGATATAAATAAATGGCAAATAACTACAGAAGATCATGTTTATGCAGATGGTAAAAAGTTTAGACGTAATATAAACTTTTGGAATAAACAAATCTATTTAGATTCTCATGAACGTGCTAACGAATGTATTATTCCACAAGTTAGAATTTATTCATCACTTGATGGTCAATGGGGACAGCAGATTATGTTTTCATCTATTTATATGTGGTGTTTAAATGGTATGGTTAGACCAGATTGGACTTTTACTGTTTACAATAAACATAGTTCCAAACAGGATATAACCTACAGTGTTGCTGAATTTCGTGATGGTTTAGAAAGCCATAAAGAAATGGGCAATGAAATGTTTAAAATGATGCAAAAGAAAGTGAGGAACAACGATGTTACAGAACTATTCAGAAAAACATTGGCTAACAATCGCAAAAGAAATCTCGATATCGATAATAACTCTATTATTGTCATGCGTGATTTGGACTCTTTATGGGGTAAATATGTTGCTAAATATGGCAATACTCTTTTTGCGGTTTATCAAACAGCGACTGACTGGGCAACACACCCAATCACCAGAGGAGCTGTTTACAATGTTTCGAGAAAAAGAGAAAAACAAGTAGCAGATATGATGCAATCTGACTACTGGGAGGAAATGTATAATGGCTAATTGTTTTTATCATAGCCAATCAAGTGTAAAAAAATGGGGTGGTAGTGTAAGCGACTACCAACCCATACACGATTGGATGGATGAGAGTAAGAAACTTACTTCTCATTTTGCACACAGAGCTTTGAGGCACCATGCAGAAGGATGTTTTGCTGCCGAAAAAGAGTTTGGTCATACAATCACTAACAGTGATGGTAAACAAATACCAGTAAGACTAATCGTAGAAAAACATATTATCGAAGATTTAGGTTTTATACCTAGCTTTGATGATTGGATTAAAAATGTAAGAATAGCATCATGGATGCGGAAAGGACAACATAAATTATGATACACAAAGAAATAAAACTAATTGGTCAATATATTGACTACGATACATCAAACAAAGATTGGTGGTCTGAATATCAAAAAGGAGAAGCTTTAGAATTACAAATTAAAAAGAAAAATGCTTTACCTTTAAAAGAAGTATATGAAAAAATGTATAAAGATGGTATATATTACTTATCTTTACATTTTGAAGGTGGCCATGATGAAGGTGGTTTTGAAGGCGACTTTAAATTTTTAGATGAAAATAAAAAAGANATGCATATAAAAGATGTATCTAAATACACACCAGATGGTTGGATTACTACTTATCATCCATTATCTTATACAACTAAAATTAAAGATCAAAATATAATTCAAGTTTTTGAATTACCAGAAACTGATCATTCAAATTTTAAAATAGATAAAAATTGGTTAGAACAAAAGTGGTATGATTTTGGTTTTTTAGAAGAATGGGGTTCATTTGCATTTGAAGGTCATGTTTATGGAGATGTCGTTGTATCTACAAAAAACGGATCTTATAATCTTGAAGCAAATGAAACACAAGAAAGCTATGAAGATAAATCATTTAGTGGATATATGTTTGAGGAGTAATAATGGATATAGAAAAACTAATAACATTTCTTGCAAATACTGATGAGCCTTTTGCTAAAGTACAAGCAGAGCTTACGTATGGTCAAGATATATTAAAACATTTAAAAGGTGCTTTTGTTTCTGGATCAGAACTTCCAGTTTCAAAAGCTACCGAGCAATTTTATGCATCTAAACATTATACTAACCATATAAATAAGTTGCATAAATTAAATGTTGAACAATTAACTATGAAAAATAAAAGGAAAACTGCTGAAATGAAAATAGAAATATGGCGAAGCATGGAAGCATCAAGGAGGAAAACAAATGTCTAAAGTACAATTAAAACCATCTGATAAAGCTATTATAAAATTATTTACTGATAGAGAACATGATATTTATAATGCTGGATTTAAAGATGCTAAAGAAAGAAGTAAAACTATTTTTAAATTTGTACCAGATAATAAACCAATTCATAACGAAGAAGTATATGATGTAATTATTGATACCGTATGTACTTGGTTTAAAATTAAAAAATCTGAGCTCTTTAGTAAAATTAGATCTCAATATTTAGTTGTACCAAGATCTATGGCTATTAATTTGTTAAGAGAATGTACTGCATTTTCTTTTCCACAATTAGCTGTATTAACAACTAAAGATCATACAAGTTTAGTTTATCATGTACAGATGAGATTAGCTAAAAAACATTATTGGTCAGATGACAATAATCATGCAATTTTTAATGAATTAAAGCAAAAAATTGTAGCTAATTGCAACTAATTTAAGCAACGCACAATGTGTGTTGACATTTAACTATTTGTGCGTATGCTTCAAATATGGCAAATCAAGAAGCATTAGGCCCGATATTTCATAACCAAGTAATACCGCAATTTGTGGATGCTAGGAAATCTAAAGGAATATCGCAATTAGAAATGGATGAGATCTTGGGGGTAGCCAAGGGCTTAGTTTCTAAATGGGAATGTGGAATAAGAAAACCAAGTGGTTGGTTATTCTGCTGTTGGGCAGATGCTTTAGATATGCAAATAACATTAACCCCAAAGGTGCTAAAACAATGACAATAAACCCAGACTTTAATCCACACGAGATTACAAATGATCCTGTTGTAAATGAAGTTATCACTAAAATAGTTGATAGACATATGCAAGGTATGGANAAATTTGGTAAAACAATGGATTCTAATGATAGACCATTAGATGAATGGACAGAAGAAACTATTGAAGAATTAATAGATGCTATCCATTATCTAGTTAAAGCTAGATCTATCATACAGAAATTTAAGCTTAAAGAAAAAGAGCTTGATGCCATGTTAACCAAATTTAAACAAGGAACATTTGTAGATGATAAAGACACTCAAACGCAAAGTTAATATAGATTACTCTGCTCCCCATAATAGACAAATGCTTTTTCGTATGCGTTTGCTCAAGTTTTATAAAGAAATTGAGTACGATGAAGATATTGGTACTTTACCATGGGAGTATGTAAATAAAATAGAAAAGTTGAGGTTAAAACATGAAGAAGAAAAAAAGAAAAAATGGCAAGAAATTAAAAATAAACAAGCGACCAAACGTGGTTTACAAGTTCGTGCCATTGTCAATAAATTTAAAAGATAAACATTACTTTAAAGTTGGAGGTACAATTTGAAAGAGTTTGATAGAAAACAAGGTATAGGTGGATCTGATGCAACAAGATTATATCAAGGTGATTGGTATGAGCTCTGGGAAGAAAAAACAGGTGCTACCGAACCTGCAGATTTATCTGATGTGTTACCAGTACAAATGGGAATACATACAGAAAGTTTTAATATAGATTGGTTTACAAAACAAACTGGATTAAAAATTGATGGAAAACAAGAAACTTTTTTTCATCCAAAATATAAATTTATGTATGCTCATGTAGATGGTTTAATATTAGGAGAAGACAAAGCAATATTAGAATGTAAACATACTAATGCTTTTAGTAATCCTAAAAAAATTTCTGATAAATACAAAGCACAATTACAACATTATTTGATGGTTACTGGTTATCCAAAAGTTTATGTTTCTATATTTTTTGGTAACATGAAATATGAAGTTATGGAAGTAACAGAAGATAAAGAGTTTCAAAATCAATTAGAAAATGCTGAAATATTATTTTGGCATTTTGTTGAAAAGAAAAAACAACCACCAGAATATATTGGTTTTGAAAATTTTAACAGTAAGGAGTTTACAGATGGAGAAACAATTATACCCATACTCACCAGGAAGTAAAGAGAATGGTACATCATTAGAAGCTGCTGAATTAATGAAAGCAGGTGCTGAAACTATAAGAGTTAAAGTATATGATGTTATATGTAATAAAGGTAATTTTGGTGCTACTTCAGATGAAGTTGCTGAATTATTAAATTTAAGTCCTTTTACAGTTAGACCAAGAGTAACTGAGTTGTATAAACAAGGTAAAATTGAAAGAACTGATAAAAGAAAAAACTTAAGTGGTGCTATGGCTTATGTGTATAAAGTCAGTAAGCAAGAAGTAAATAAACTATACACAGAGAGAGGAACATAATATGGGAAAACCAATAGACAGTAGAGCATTAGCTATACTTAAAAAATTAAATCTTGACCAAAAAGATAGTCAAGGACAATACAAAGCATTATGGGATTGTCACGGTACTTGGGTTATGTATCACAGATACATTGAACAAGCAGGTGCTGAAAATAATATTAGTTATGTTTATGATGAAATAGAAACT